TCGCGTTCCTCATCTCTTCCTCGGAGACGATCTTGCCGCTCTCAAGCAGGTTCATGATGACGAGATCGTATTTGCTCGTCTTGCCACCCGCCGCTCGTAGCGCATCGTTATAGACGGACACAAGCGACGAGGCAGGCTTGCCCTTTTTGGTGACGCCCAAATCCTCGCGTTCCATCGTGAAATACATGTCGTCCAGACGGTCCCCGTCCTTCTGCTTCACAACCATCATACGCGCCGTGCTGGCTTCTGGATCGGGCTTGAATACGCCTAGCAGGTAATCCAGGTTCGCCATCATCGCGGACGACCCTCGCGGCCTGTCTGACGCATTGTGGCCGGTGTGGTGGATGACCGCCACCGAACACCCAAACCGCGCGCGAATGTCCGTGTTGATCGCGCGGATATAGGACGCGATGTCGTTGGACGAATTTTCGTCCCCGGCGAACGTCTGCGAAAGCGTGTCAATAACCACGAAAGCGGGCTTGACCGTCATGGCCTCCATAGCCGTAATCAGGGCTTCTAGCTGCTCCTTGACGGTCAGGATTAGGGGCGTCGTGACAAGCCAGACATCATCGGAGATCGGCAAGCCGTGGTGCTTGTGCCACGCCTGGATACGCCGATAGATACCCGCGCCACCTTCGGACGCGAGATACAGGACCGGAGCCTTGCGCGTCTCCTTGGCGATGAATTCCATCCCGTTGGCGATATGGCAGCACAGGTCAATGGCGATGAAGGATTTGAACGTGCCACTGGCACCAAAGATCATGCCGACCGCTTGTTCGGGGATCAGTTCATCAACGATCCAGTCGATATCCTCAAATTCCCTGCCAACGTCATTGGCCGTGCGGATCAGCCCGCTAGGCTCAAATGGCTTGACGGGCTCAGGGGCGAACTTCTCGACCGCACCCTTAACCAGACGCGGGATTTCTTGGACGCGGGCTTCCCAGCGGCGCAATTCAGGACCATCAGCGGGCCTGCCTGCCTGCATAATCCCCGTGACGACCTCAACTGTCGTGTCAGGCTTTACACCCTCGCTCGCCAGCTTGGCCGTAAGCTTCAGCAGCGGGTCATGATAGCTTCGCTCGCTCAGGTCTGGCGTAACCAGGGCCTCAATCAGTTGCGCCGCATTGGTGCGCGGCTTCAGTTCGCGCCGTAGCGGGACCACGGTTTCCGAGCGCAGGCGGTCAAGGTCAATGCCGAACACCATACAGGCGTCCTCAAGGCTATAGACCCGCTCCGCGTCGAATTGCAGCAGCCGGGCAGAGAACGCGCCGCTAGGCCGCTTCTTCGTGTTCGCGCCTTGGGGGAGCCTGACATACCGAATCAGGTTGTTGCCCGACGCATCCGCGCCGACCAGCCCCTCGGAGGCCATGACTTGCATGACCTTATCAATCAGCGCGGCGTTGCGTGCGTCCGGGTCTGTCGCATCAATGATGCAACCAATCTGGTATTTCCCCGGCGAGGTTTCGATGATGTAAGTCGGATGCGCGGCGAGCCCGTCCAACGTGGCATCGTCCGCCACAAGCACGCACAGGCGCTCAAAGTGAGCCTTGCGCCGCTTGATCTCGCGGCCAGCCATAGCGGCGACACAATAGAAATTGTTGTCCGCCTCGCGGGCGTCGATCAGCCGCTTCTGTGCGTCCGTCGCCCGCCAAGCCTTGCCTTCCCACATAGTAGGATCGGCGGCATTGGGATCAGCGCGAAAGGAAGTTGTCCACCCGAACGCTTGGCCCAGGTCGCCATACACATGAGCGAGGAATTCGCTGTTCTGCACGGTCAACCCTTATAGAGCGTTTCAAGCGTGATCTTCTTTCCATATTTTGCAGCGTGATCTAGGATCGGCTGCCAATACTTAAGCGGAATCTTTCCGCCGGTTCCCTTTTTACTTGTGGTATGCAGCCACCGGGACACCGTGGACGGATAGGTTCCGCAGATTTCAGCGGCCTTGGTGACGCCGCCAAGCATGGTCACAATGTCATAAGCGGGCTGTTCACGCCCTCGGATCGAATTCATAGGGAAATCTCCTTCTCTCCCTACCCTAGCCCCGGCGTTCCGTTTTCCGCAAGTGCATTTTGTGCAAAAAAACCTCTTGCATCGCATTTCGGTTCGGGTTTAGGGTCAGCCTCATTGGAAGGAGAAACCAATGCAAAACTCAGAAACCGCCCTGGCGCAGCTTGCTGACGCCTGGGTTCAAGCCAAGCACGCCGAAACCCAAGCCAACGCCCATCGCGTCGCAATCGAAGAGGAAATCATCGCCATAACCGGAGCCAAAGACGAAGGCCGCGAAACGCACACAGCCGGACCCTACAAGATCGTTGTCATCGGAAAGCTGACCTACAAAGCCGACATCACCGAAATCGAAACCCTGAGCCGCAACTTCCCCGAGAACCTGAAGGTGCTGAAAACCACAATCGCAATCGATGAGCCCAAGCTTAAGAAGCTGCGTGAATATCGCCCCGACCTCTACAAGCGCCTGAGCCCAGCCCTCACCGTCAAGCCCGCCAAGACCGGAATCCAAATCGAAAGCCGCGACAATGTTTGACCTGAAATCAATCCGCAAATCCGAAGCCATCTCGGCCCCTCGCGTCATGCTCTATGGCGTGGAGGGGATCGGCAAGACCACCTTCGCCGCCGGGGCGCCTAACCCCGTGTTCATCTTGACAGAGGACGGCCTAAGCTCGCTAAAGGTGGATCACTTCCCGCTTGCCCGCTCCACCAGCGACGTTCTGGAGGCTATCGGAACGCTCTACAGCGAGTCCCACGACTTCAAGACCGTGGTGCTGGACTCCGCCGACTGGCTGGAGAATATGATCTGGCAGGAAGTGGAAGCCAAGTATGACGCCAAAGACCTCGCCTATGGCAAGGGCGCGGTGTTGGTGGCGAACCGCTGGCGGGAAATCCTTGACGGCCTGGACGCCCTGCGTAACGACCGCAAGATGGCCGTCATCCTGATCGCGCATTGCACGATCAAGCGTTTCGACAGTCCCGAAGTCGAGCCTTACGACCGATACCAGCCCAAGCTACAGGACCGCTCTAGCGCCATCCTGCGGGAATGGGCTGATGCGGTGCTGTTCGGCAACTACAAGACCCTCGTGAAGAAGGACGACGTTGGGTTCAACAAAACCAGCAATCGCGGAATTTCGACCGGCGAGAGGCTTCTCTATACCAACGAGCGCCCGGCCTACATGGCGAAAAACCGCTATAGCCTTCCCGACCATATCCCTATGGCCTGGGATGAATTCGAAGCCGCAATCAACTAAGGAACCTAAACCAATGCCCTCTATCGACTTTGACGTTACCCAATACGAAGCCGCCCCGCGTTCGGACTTCGCGCCCCTGCCTCCCGGCGAATATACCGCCGTGGTGACCCGCACGGACCTGAAGCCTACCAAGGCGGGCAATGGCGAGTATATCGAACTCACCATCGACATCATCGACGGCGAACATTCCGGTCGCAAGATTTGGGAACGCCTGAACGTCAACAATCCGTCTGAGCAGACGATGCAGATTGCCCGTAGCCAGCTTAACCAGCTTGCCACGGCGGTCAGCCAACTGCCCCTGTCCGACACCGACCAGTTGCTTGAAATCCCGTTCACGCTGCATCTGGATATCGACCGCAAGGACCAGACCCGCAACCGCGTGATGGGCTATTCGGCATCGGGCGGTTCCAAGCCCGTGCTTGCAAAGCCGGTCGCTGCCAAGGCTGAACCCACTACCAAGAAGCCCTGGGAGCGCTAAGACGATGGTCGCAGTGCCTGCCCCCACGCGGACGACCGCGAGCGAGATTTACGCTTGGTATGAGAGGAGAAAGGAGGACTTCCGAGATCACCTCGGCGCGTCCCTGATCGGGCATCACTGCGACCGTTATCTGTGGCTGACGTTCCGTTGGGTTGAGTTGCCTCAATTCAACGGGCGTCTCCTACGCATCTTCTCGACCGGCAAGCGAGAAGAGCCGCGCATTTACGAAGAGTTGCGCGGGATCGGCGTTGAACTGCATACCGAAGATGCAGGCAAGCAGATTGAATGTCGGGATGAGTCTGGTCATTTTGGCGGTTCCGTTGATGGCATCGGTCAAGGCTTTCCAGAAGCCCCTAAGACCTGGGCCGTGCTGGAAATCAAGACGCACTCATCAAAGTCATACCACGAAGTGCGGACCAAGACCGTCAAGGAAGCCAAGCCCCAGCACTACGCCCAAATGCAGACCTACATGGGCCTC